ACAATACAAAAAGGATGGGCAGACCTGCAAGGTTACACATCAGAAGGAAGGTATGTTGCAGTTGAAGTAAAAAAAATAGGTGATAAGTTAAGTGTTGAACAAAAAGAAAGATTAGAAGATATCCATAATTGTCAGGGATTAGTATATATTTGTACTGAAAAAGATAATCAGCCTGTACTAATTGAATGGACAAAAATAAAATTATAGAGCAATATTGGCTTAATGATGAAGTCAATCAGGCATTTGCAAAGATGCAGCCTGAAGAATTGCAATATGATTTGAAGATAGAAGTGTTTATGGTTTTATTAGAAATGGATGATGCGAAGTTAGATGGACTATATGAAAGGAATGAAATTAGATTTTACATAGTTAGAACTATGCTAAATATGATTAAATCTGATAGAAGCCAATTTTGGAAGAAATACAGGAACTATACAGAATTTAATGGTAAGGAAGTTGCAGAGGTAGAAAATGAAAGTGTAATTGATGTAATGGAGCAGGGGATTGAGAAACTTCATTGGTATCAAAAGGAAATATTAAGGCTATACACTTTTGATTTTAATAAGAACGCAAAGGAATTAAGCAGACAGACAGGAATACCTTATATGTCAATCATAAGAACTTTGAAACAAACTAAAACTGAACTAAAAAAACACATACGGAAATGATTCAAATAATCTTAACAAGTATCTGTGCATCATTATTTTTTAATACTATCCACAACCTACATCGTAAATGGGGAATCAATTTCAAGCCTTTCAGTTGTGGAAGTTGCTTGGCTTCGTGGATTGGGGTTGTACTATATTTCTCACCTGAACTGATTGTAAATATTGCAAGTGTTTTATTTATATCAGGTTTTATGGCATCTATTGTTGAAACATTAATTTATAAAATATGGAATTAGAACATAGAGATTTTTTAAATCAACACATCAATAATTATGAAACTGCTCAAAGTGGTTTTCTTAGGAATCTAGATTTAGGTATTATGAAAATGTATGAGCATATATATAGAACATACATAGACCCTAATTTTATTTTGACTATTTGGTGCGGCAATTGTAGAATGGATATGGTATTAAGACTATATAAGTACTATGATAAAGTATTAGATGAAGATTTAAATATGATACAAAAAGAAATTTTAGAACCCAAAAAGCGTGGTCGCAAACCAAAGACAAATGGCTAATTATATACACCCAACCGCAATAATAGGAGACAATGTTGTACTAGGAGACAACAATTACATAGGTGCTTATTGTATTATAGGAGACCCTGCGGAACATAAAAAATATTGGGATAAGCCAAAAGGCAAAGTTATTATAGGAAATAATAATATTATTACAGGATTAGTTACAATAGATGCAGGTACTGAAGATATTACTTATATTCAGGATAATTGTTTTATAATGAAACACGCACACATAGGACACGATTGTACAATTTTTAATAATGTTACAATAAGTTGTGGTGCAAAGATTGGTGGACATTCTATTATAGAAGAAAATTCAAACATAGGATTAAACGCAGTATTGCATCAGTACACACATATTGAAGAAGGTTGTATGATTGGAGCAAGTGCATTTATAAAAGGTAAGACAGAACCATTTACAAAATATGCAGGAGTTCCTGCAAGAAAATTAGGAGAAAATAAACCTAGATGAACGCAGTAATATATTTAAACTATCAAAATAGAAACATTGAAACTTTGTTTCATAACATTAAAAATGCAGGTAAGCATATAGACTTAATTAGCATTATAGATGAAACAGGCATAGCTTATGCAATCAATAAAGGATTGATGCAATTAAACAATTTTGATTATGTTACGATTATGGGCAATGATATACTAGAGCCTGATAATTGGTTGGTAACTAGAAATCAATTTATGCAGGATAAAACGATTGGCATATGCTCAATTCCTTTAGATGGCTTCAATGGTGATTCATTAGATTTGATTGGTAATTTTACAATATCAAAAGAAACAATAAATAGACTAGGCGCATTTAATGAAGAATTAGACCCATATGGAGCAATAGACTTAGACTACTGTACTAGATGCAGGGCATCAGGATTACATACAAAGTTCATCCCATTGACTAAAGCTACCCATATTGAACAGAATGGTAGTGATGCTTATGGATATAACAAAATGGATTTAGTTAAAAAGACTTGGGATTTGCATAATAAAAATGTATCTGATTATTCAAATGGAACTAAAGCATATTATATTCCTTTATGAGAATACTAGCAATTACAAACAAATTTAGTGGGGTTGGTTATCATAGAATAATGATGCCATTAGTAAATATGCGCAAAGACTATTGTTTGATAACAGATACAATCAATGAGGCAGTATTTGATAATAACTATGACATAGTTTTATTTAATAGATTTTTAGCTTCAACAGATGCTAAACTATTAGTGAAGATGAAGATAAAATATAACTTCAAACTAATAGTAGATAATGATGACTATTGGATTTTACCACCTTCGCACGTTCTTGCACAAAGATACAGGGATAGTAATATTACAGAAATCATTACAGAGTATATGAGGGTTGCAGACCTTTGCACCTGTACGCACGAAAGACTAGCTGAAGAAATATATAAGTTTAATTCTAATGTAGAAATAATTCCTAATGCTTTACCATATGGTGAAGAACAGTTTCAAGATGATAAAATAGAATCTGATTTGGTTAGGTTGTTTTGGGCAGGTTCAGGTACTCACGTTCCTGATTTAGACATTCTTAGGAATCCAATGAAGAAGATTAATTTTCCTATACGAACAGTCATTGCAGGTTATAATCTAGGGGAAAAGCATTTGTGGGATAGAATGATTGCGGTGTTCACAAACGGATTAAAACTGAACCCAACTATCTATGACTATGCAGAAATAAGTAAATATATGGGTGCTTATGCTGATTCTGACATTAGTATAATACCATTGGTAGAAAATAAGTTCGGTGCTATGAAATCAAACCTGAAAGTATTAGAGACTGCAGCAAAGAAGAATCCTGCAATAGTTAGCAACGTACATCCTTATAAGGATATGCCTGTATGCTATGTAAACAATCAACAGGATTGGTACAAATGGATTAAGCTACTGACCTTTGATGAAGCAGCTAGGATTGAATATGGACAGAAGCTATTTGATTACTGCAATACCAACTTTAACCTGCACACCATAAATAATAAAAGATTTGCTATTTATAATAAATTAATAGGGAAATGATGACTTTTACAGAATTAGATACAAAAGGTAGGCTTAGGTCTAAAGCTAAATTCTTATGTGAAAAATGTAATTGTGAAACTATTCAAAGAATAGAAGAAGTAAAAAGAAGGGGTTACTTATGTAAAAGTTGCAAATTAAAAGAAAATAGCATTAAAGAGTTTAAATATAAAGATATAGAATTGACCTGTGCTAATATATTGAAGTCTAGGATGAATAAAAGATATATTAAAAGAGGATTAAATTGTACTTTAACAGGTGTAGAAATATTGAATTTAGTTAAGTCTAAATGCCATTATTGTGGTGATTTATCTAGTAATGCTTTTATATATAAACAACCAAATTTTGAATATATATTTTATTATAATGGTATTGATAGGATTGATAGTTCAAAAGGATATATTAAAGGCAATGTTTTAACTTGTTGTAAAACTTGCAATGTTTCAAAAATGGATATGAATTATGAAAAATTCATTGAGCATATTAGTAAAATATATAAAAATTTAATAGAAGATGCCAATATATAAATGTGAATCTAATGGTAAGTACAGAATAGGTACAGGTAGTTGCATATATGACACAGAAGAAAAAGCTGCTAAAGTATGGGCAGCAATTATAGCTAGTGGTAAATATGAAGAAACTTATAATGACTATCCTGAATCAGCTAGTAACAATGCAAAGAGGGCATTAAAATGGGCAGATGAAAATGGTTGGGGTGAATGTGGAACTGCAGTAGGTAAAGCTAGGGCAAACCAATTAGCGAATAAAGAAAACATATCTAGGGATACCATAGCTAGGATGGCATCATTCAAAAGGCATCAACAAAGTAAAGATGTACCATACTCTGAAGGATGTGGTGGGTTAATGTGGGATGCTTGGGGTGGTACTTCAGGCATTGAATGGGCAATAAATAAGCTAAAGCAAATAGATAAGTAATGGAATACCATATTCAATTTGGCAGATTCAGAATATCATTAGGGGTATTAACAGAAACAATACAACTAGGTATTTCAATAGGATATTCAGTAGATGAATTCGCACAATTACATAAGAGTTTAAACATAGGATTTGTATTCGTATCTTTAAACTTTATAATAATGAATGAAGAAACACACTAAACTATATTTAGATTATTTTGGATATGGCATAGAAGATTTTATCCCTTGTGAATCCTGTGGTGCAAAGGCAGTTGACATACACCATATAGAAGCAAGGGGAATGGGCGGTGATAAAAAGGCAGACAATATAAATAATCTGATGGCACTATGTAGGCAATGTCATTTAGTTATGGGGGATACTAAGACACATATGGAATATTTAAAAAGCAAACATAAAGAGAAATTAAATGGCAAAAGGTAAAAGCGATTCATCAAAAGTTTCATTTGGTAAGCGCAAAAGAGGACAGGCAAAAAAGTCTTATAACAAACATACACCCAAACCAAAACCATCAAGGGGACAAGGCAAATGATAATACTACCTGCACAAATAGAAGGATTAACATCTAGAAAGGATAAAACCATTAAAGTTACCTTTGGCACACAGGAACTATCCCCTGTTGATGCTGCACAGGTATTTCAATTAAATCAAAGATTCTGTTACATAGCTATCAAAGAAGAATCATTTCAACAGGATGAATTAGATAATCTAGATAGTATTAAGACAGACCTAGAATCAAACAAGACCCCATCACAAAGATTGAGGGGTATTTTATATATAAACTATCAACAGAGCAACGAAGGATACAAAGATTTTACAACTTACTACATAGCAAAGATGGAATTACTTTGTGAGCATTTTAAATCTAAATTAGATAAATAAACAACACAATAGCAGCACAATGGCAGCAAAGGATATAATAGAGCATCAGTTCCCTAAAGGAGTTTCAGGGAATCCAAATGGCAGACCTAGAAAATATGTCAGCTTATTGAAGGAACAAGGGTACAAGCTATCAGAAATAAACGATAGCATTCAGGCTTTAATGTCTATGGATGAAGAAGAACTTAAATCAGTAAGCACAAATGATAAAGCAACTGTACTAGAAAAGACAATAGCAAAAGCCATATTAAAATCTATGAGCAATGGCAGCTTGTATTCTTTGGATACTTTGTTAACTAGAGTATATGGAAAACCAAAGGAACAGATGGATATAAAATCAGATAATAAAATAGAGGTTGTTTTTGTGAATGGTAAAACCATTTTATAATGCGCATAGAATTACCAACACCACATTGTAATCAAGAAAAAATCCTAGAATGTGAAAAAAGATTCAGGGTAGTGATGTGTGGTAGAAGATTTGGTAAATCAGAACTATCACAGGTACTTTCTGTTACATATGCCGTTAAAGGTCTGTCTGTTGCTTATATAACCCCTACTTATGGATTAGCTAAGGTTTTTTTCAGTAAACTTACAGAATCCCTAGAATTGCCTAAAAACAAGTCTGATTTAAAAATAGACTTCCCTAATGGCGGACAGGTAGAATTCTTTACAGGTGAAAGATTAGATAATCTAAGAGGTAGAAAATTCCATTTGGTTATTGTAGATGAAGCATCCTTTATCCCTGACCTAGAAGCAGGATGGCAAAATAGTATTAGACCAACCCTAACTGACTATAAAGGGAAGGCAGTATTCCTATCTACCCCTAGAGGGAAAAACTATTTCTATAGCCTGTTTATGAAAGATGGGGAACAGGATTGGGCATCATTTAAATTCACTAGTTACGATAACCCATTCATAGACCCAAAAGAAATTGATGAAGCTAGGATGCAACTGCCAAACGTAGTGTTTGAGCAGGAATATATGGCTAATCCTTCAGAAAATAGCGCAAACCCATTTGGGAATAAATTTATACAGGATTGTATCAAGCCAATTAGCAACCAACAAATAGTTTCTTTTGGTATTGACCTTGCAAAGTCTGTAGACCATACAGTAATCATAGGTCTTGATAATGCAGGGAATGTGGCTTATTTTGACAGGTATCAAATGGATTGGCATAATACTAAGGAGAATATAAAAAGGCTGCCTAAATGCCCTATATTGGTGGATAGTACAGGTGTAGGAGACCCTATACTAGAAGACCTACAAAGGGAAGGTATTGCAATAGAAGGTCTAAAGTTCACGAGTTCAAGTAAGCAGCAACTTATGGAAGGTCTTGCAACTGCCATACAACAACAAAAGATAGGATTCCCTGAAGGCGCAATCACAAATGAACTGCAAGTCTTTGAGTATCAGTTCACATCTAATGGGGTTAGGTACTCTGCACCATCAGGATTCCACGATGACTGCGTTATGGCATTGGCTTTGGCTTGGAATAATTTCAATATGAAAAGGGGTAATGGCAGGTATTCTATGATGTAATTACCGTTCATCAGCTTTATTTGCCGTTCATCACAAAGTTTAAAAATAGTTTACAAAATGTTTGGAATGTGTATATATCTTACACTATCTTTGATTTATCAAACAAACCCAAAAAACCAACATTATGACAAAGCAACAATTAATCGACAATGCAACTGCAAAGAATTTCAGAGTAGAATTTAGTGAAGACAGATTTGGTAATATACTTATTGGTATAAATAAAAACAATAATTGTTACCATTGGTTTGAAATATTTGGAGGTGATATTTTTTTTAACCATACTTATTCAATGAATACAGGTAAAACTAATAAAGGTACAATGCACGGATTAAGAGTTTTAAATTCATTAAATAACTAACCCAAAGAAGTCAGGGGTGCGGCTGAACAACGCACATTTATTATGAAAAACAAAAACACACAAGCAGTAATTATTCTTATATTTGCATTCTTAGTAGTTGCAATATTTCAAAACATTTAATATGAAACACGCAAGTTTATTCTCAGGAATAGGAGGATTTGATTTAGCTGCTGAATGGGCAGGTTGGGAAAACGTATTTCATTGTGAATGGAATAAATTCGGTCAACAAGTTCTTAAATATCATTTTCCAAATTCAATTAGTTACAATGACATCACAAAAACAGACTTTAAAGTACATGCAAATGAGATTGACATTCTCACAGGAGGATTCCCTTGCCAACCATACTCACAGGCAGGTAAAAGACTTGGAAAAACCGATGAAAGACATCTCTTTCCTGAAATGCTTAGATGCATTAAAGAAGTCAAACCAAGATGGATTATTGGCGAAAACGTTCGTGGACTTATTAGTTGGAATGAAGGGTTGGTATTCAACGAAGTGCACGATGACTTGGAAAGGGAAGGTTATGAAGTCCAATCGTTTCTTATTCCTGCTGCAGGTGTCAACGCACCGCATCAAAGATACAGAGTTTGGTTTGTTGCCTACTCCAACAACAAGGAACGATGCAGGAAGGTCAACGACAATAGAGAATGGGAAAGTATTGAACAAAAGTCATACAACAGGCACAGTTTATGGAATAACATTAGGTCAATTATTAAAGGCAGGGATGTTGCCAACACCGAGTGCATTCGACTACAACACAGCTCAAAGACAAGACAAATATCAGGAGAGGAAACAAATGCAAATGGACAAGGGAGTGAATCTACATTACCCATTAAAACAAATGGTAATGGATATAAATCCCAATGGGAAAACTTCCCAACTGTCAGTCCAATTTGTGGAGGAGATGATGGGATTTCCGAAGGATTGGACAAAATTACCTTTTCTAAATGGAGAAAAGAATCAATAAAAGCATATGGAAACGCTATAGTTCCACAGGTAGCATACCAAATATTTCAGGCTATTAATGAGTTTGAAATGCAAAATATTTAAGAACATAGACCACCCTATTTAAAACATTAATAACCTGATAGTAATTAGTAAAACTTGGGGTGGTTTTTTAAATTAAACTTATGACAAAAAATAACTACACAATGAATCAAGAATATTTAATAAGACTTGAAAATGAATGTCTTATTGAAAAGATTGCTAAACTAGAAAAAGAATTAGCAGATAAGGAATTAGCTATTAAGATGCTTAAAAAAGATTTAGAACCATTTTTAACAGAGCAACAAAAGAGACAGGACTACATAAATAGAAGGGATGCAATAGATTTAAAACTTGCTCAAATGATGGCTAATTTTCATAATCAAAAAAATTAACACAATGAAAGAAACATTAATATTTACATATGAACTATTAAAGTTTACAATTATTTCAGTTCCTTTAGCTTGTTTAGTATATTTAATAGCAGTATCTTTATCTAAAATCAAGCAATTATGTGGGACAAAATAAATGTTTGGCAATACCAACAGATATACAATGCTTTAAATACAAAGGAAAAGGATGCAACTGATTTAGACCTAGAAGTCAAATTGGTAGGGATAGTCAATAATATGACTGAAATGCAAATAGACAGTCTACCTTTGAATGAATATAAAGAGTTGAGTAAAACCATAGCTTTCTTAAATCAGGCGATAGAAGGCGCACCTAAGAAGTATATAAACATATCACACAATAAGAGGTACAAGATTAATTACGATGTCAGTAAGATGCCATTCGCAAGGTATATAGAAAGCAAGGTATTTAGCGAAGACCTGTACGGTAACCTACATAAGTTAGCAGCTACAATGGTAATACCACAGAAGCGAAAGTTTGGTATTTGGTTTAATGAGAAGTACGATGCTAGTAAGCACGAGGAATACTCAAATGATATGTTGACTGCAAGGTTCGTAGATGTGTATCATTCGTTGGTTTTTTTTTATCAAGTATACAGAAATTGGATAGAAGTTTCAAAGGGTTATTTGGTGAAGAAGATGGTGGAAGCAGGGATGCAGGAAGCACAGGCGAAAGAGGTGGTTCAAAGTTTATGCATTATTTTGGATGGCAATATAGCACCAAACTTATTGCCGAGTACGAAAATTGCACAGTTAGCGAAGCCTATGAATTAAGTACAATAGAATGTTTAAACATACTAGCGTATTTAAAAGCTAAAACAGATTACGATAATGAGCAGATAAAAAAAGTAAGATAGTTTTCATAGTTGGATTTTTTGGTTTACTTCCCCATCCCTAAAAAGGTGGGGATAGTTATTTTAAGCCTGTTATACTATTTATTAGTATGAGCATATCCAAAGCACAGGCACAGGCAATAGCAGATGGCTTCCTAAATACATTAGGTGAACAACCTATGAAAGAGGGAGAAATGCCTGTTGCTGAAAGATTGTTAAAGGATTTTGGTGCAGACTTCATTAAAACTGCACAGGCTAATCTTAGGGCAAATGGGTCTATTGCTTCAGGTGCTATTGATGATATTAGAATGTACTTTAGTAAATTTGGTACAACCTATAGTATTTCTTTAGGATACCCTAAATCAGAAAAGGCTTCTAAGTATTGGGATTTTATAAACAAGGGTGTAAAGGGAACTAAAAATATTAAGGCTGATTCAAAAACACCTTATAAATTTAACCCATCTAAAAAAAGCATTCCTATTTCAGCAGTACAGGGATGGCTAGGATATAACAAATTAAAAGCAACTTCAGTAAGACCATACAGGAAATTAGGGGTAGAAGCTAAAGCAATAGATGCTAAAAAGTCTTTAGCCTATGTGGTAGCTAGGTCTATACATAGAAAAGGTATCAGGTCTACCCATTATTTTGACAATGCCCAAAAAGAGGTATTCGGTAAAAACTTCTATGAGATAATGGAAGCTGCATTAGGTAAAGATATTCAAATTAAAATAAGACAAATCGGTAAAGAAATAAACAATGGCAATAACAATACAAAGTAGTCCTGCACCTTATTCAAGTATGCATAATGACTTGTGGTATGTTTCAAGTTCAAACTTAGTCAATCAGACTGCATTTAAATTCGTGTATGATGTGTACGTTAATGGCGCACAGGTGAGTAGAACTAAAGTATATCCTGCACCATCTGCAGAAGGCAGCTATGGTATATTTAATCCTTCCCCTATGGTAAGGTCATTTGTTACTAACTATTTTGAGCCATCAGGTTCATCAATCCTAGTAGCTTCTAATGACAAAATAAAGGTTGATTCTACCATTCAAATAGGTGAGGAGTATGTAAGTGGTGGTAACTTAATAACCAACCTTAATTTAGTTTCTAGTGCATTAAGTGCGTACAATTACTATCCACCATTATTTGCAGACATATTATTTACTAATGAAGATAATCCATTGGTGCTATCTGATTATTATGACAATCTATTAATAGAAAACTTTACAGATGATTGGTTAACAGAAAGGGATACAAATAATATTACGATTGAATACGGTGATAATTTTTATGCTACATTCTTTAGGGTAACTGCAGGTGCTTATTCAGCTAAAATAGATGTCCTTAGTGAAGCAGGTTCTATACTTGATACTGCTAGTGGTTCAATCACATTTAGCGGACAGATGAACCTATTTAACTGCTCTGCTGCTAGTATTAATACTTTTGCAGGTAGAAGTTTGATAACAGAATCTGCTTATGCATATGATGTATATATCAAATTAGGTGCAGCTGAATCTAGAAAGTTAAGATTTACACAGAGGTGTTATCCTAAATACAGACAATACAACCTTAACTTTTTAAATAGATTAGGCGGTTGGGATACAATGAAATTCGCATTAGTAAATAGAAGGTCTAGTGAGTTCACAAAAACAAGCTACAGAAAAAACGAATATCAGCTATCAGGCAATGCAATGACTAACATTGATGCTTATAACAAGTACAATGAAAGCACAGTTAACTATGCCATTCAACATAAGGATATGTTCCATTTAATATCTGATTGGGTAAGCCAACAGGATTATGAATGGTTAGCACAGTTAATGTCTAGTTCTATTGTTTATATGGAAGTACAGGGTGCATTTTTCCCTGTTACAATTAGCAACAATAACTATCAATACAAACTAGAAAGTGCAGATAAGTTATTTAATTTTGAAATAGACATTGAAGTATCTAAATATGTAAACAGTCAATTCAGATAATGGTTAGTACAGAAATATACATAGAAGATTATAAATTAGAATTATCTAAAGAATTAAACACAGAGTTTAGTTATGTCATTGATGATATTTCTGATTTCGGTTCAAAGAATACATCTTTTTCAAAGACTATTAATATAGCAGGTAATTCTACAAATAACAGAGTATTTGGATTTGTATTTGATTTGGGTAATGCTAACTTTACAGATGACACATTGCCTAATGTTAATTATAATTATAATGCTGCAAAGGCTGCACAATGTAGAATCTTTATTGATAAAATACAGGTGTTTAAAGGCACATTAAGAATACTAGAAATTATTGTAGATGGCAAAGCTATTGAATATCAATGTTCTGTATTTGGTGAATTGGGCGGTTTTATAACTGCATTAGGAAATAAAAGATTAGCAGGTAATGATAACCCTACTGATGATTTAAATTTTGAATCTTATAATCATACGTTTACGGAAGCAAATATAACTGCTAGTTGGGAAGTATCAGGAGCAAGGGGAACTAACAACAGTTCAGGTTATGGTTCAGGGTATTACTACCCATTAATAGATTATGGAACATATAGAAATGCAAATAATAGAGACTACAATGTAATGACATTTAGACCTGCATTATTTGTTAAAGAATATTTAGAAAAGATTTTAGCAGATAGTGGATATAGTTACGAATTCCCATTGTTAAATACAGAGGCTTTTAAAAGATTAATTATTCCACATAATCAAAAGGTGCTATCTACTACTAGCAATGTGCAATTAGAAGCTACCCCTGATATATATACTTACACAGGTACAGGAACTTTAATTAGTTTATTTTGTACTGCTAGTTCATTAGGTAACTTTACTTTAGGTAGTGGTTATATTTTTACATACACAGGCGCAACTAAGGTAATGAATTTAGATTTGCGTGTTAATGGCTTATGGGAAATTGGTAATGTAGCTACTTTAAATGTAAGAAAAAATGGTGTTATCATTGGAAGCTATTATGTTGGTTCAGGATTTTCAACAAAATACTTTAATGCTAATATTAACTTAACAGGTGTAACATTCAATACAAGTGATACACTAATTATACAAATGGAATGGTCAGGTTCTGCAGCTTATAAATTAAATGTACTTGCAAATAGCACATTAAGTTTAACTACTACAAGTGCAGATATTGTTCCTATTAATTATAATGAATCAGTTAAATTAAATAGTGCAATTCCTAGAGGGATATTCCAAAAGGATTTCTTTTTAAGTATTTGTAAGATGTATAATCTTTATGTCTATGATGATATATTTAATGATAAAAAGATTTATATAAAACCATACATTGATTTTTACCCAACAATAAGTGCTAATGCTTTAGATTGGTCTGATAAAATAGATAGGTCTAAGCCATTAAGCATCAAGCCAATGAGTGAATTAAATGCAAGGTACTACCAATATAAATACAAAGATGATTCAGACTATTACAATGAAAACTATAAAAAGAAATATAATCAAAACTATGGCGATAGGTTATATGATACTAATTATGATTTCAGTAAAGATACAGAATCACTTGAAGTAATATTTGCATCAAGTCCATTAGTACAGATAACAGGAGAAGAAAAAAGAGTAACACAAATATTTAAACTATCTAACAATAATACTAAGGAAGACCAAATGGATAGTGTTATTAGAATAATGCAGGTTCAAAAAATAACAGGGGTACATAGTTGGCATATACTAAATCAAAATAATAGTGGAAACTTGCATACAGGCACATACTATGGATATGCAGGACATTTACATTTTAATGGTAGCGGAATACCAACAGAAGATATAAACTTTGGTGCGCCAAAAGAAATATATATTACTACAACATCTTATCCAACTGCTAATCTATTTAATGTATACCATAGTGAATACATAGCTGAAATAACAGATAAAAATAGTAAACTATTAACCTGTTCTGCTTTATTAAATACATTAGATATTAACAACCTAGACTTTAGTAAATACATTTGGATAGATGGTGTACTGTTCAGATTAAATAAAGTAGAAGGATATAATCCTATGGAATATACCACAACGAAAATAAGTTTATTAAAAGTAATTGAAATATCATACTAATGGCAGAGAATTTAAATTTAAATGTAAACGTAAATACTTCAGGTGCTGAAGGCTCAATAGGCTCACTTAAAAAGCAACTTAGAGAAGCGCAGAATGAAGTGGTCGCATTGTCAGACAAGTTTGGTGCTACATCTGCAGAAGCGGTTAAAGCTGCAACAAAAGCAGCAGAACTTAGGGATAGGATAGGTGATGCTAAAGCATTGACTGATGCATTTAATCCTGATGCCAAATTTAAAGCATTGACTGCTTCTCTATCAGGTGTTGCAGGTGGATTTGGTGCAGTACAAGGTGCGATGGCTTTATTTGGCGCAGAAAGTGATAATGTACAAAAAACATTATTAAAGGTTCAGTCAGCAATGGCACTTTCACAAGGTTTACAGGCAGTAGGTGAAAGTATAGATTCATTTAAACAATTAGGGGTAGTAATTAGAACACAGGTTGTAAGTGCATTTAGTACACTAAGAGGTGCAATAATAGCGACAGGTGTTGGCGCATTAGCAGTTGGGTTAGGTTTACTAATAGCAAACTTTGATAAAGTAAAAGAAGTAATTAATAATCTATTCCCATCATTAGGAGAATTTGCTGATAGAATAAAACTTATTGTACAAGGGTTTACTGATTTTATAGGATTAACAAGTCAAGTTAAAAGAGATGCTGAAGCATTTAAAAAAACTACAACTGAAGCAATAGATATTTTAGATAATAGAATTAAAGTACTTCAATCTTTAAATGGTAAAGAAGAAGAAATATATAATGCTAAAAAAGAAAGAATTGAAAAAGAATTAAGTTTAATTAAGGGAGCAACTGCTGAAGAAATTAAAACTAAAAAAGGATTAGAAGCTGATTTAATTGTTTTAGATAATAATGAAGCATCTAGAAGAAAGAAAAAAGCAGAACAAGAAGAAGCAGATAATTTAAAATCATTAGAAGAAGGTAGAGCAAGAAGAAAAGAAATTGAAGATTTTGATACTCAACTTCAGCAAAGATTAATGGAAATTGATGAAGAAAGAGCTACTAAAAAAAGGGAGTTAGATTTTCAAAGAATCCAAAATTTAATTACAGATTTAGATTATGAAAATGGATTAAAGGATAATGATTTTCAACATGATTTACAAAGACTTGCAAATAAAGAAGCATATATTGCTGAACTAAAAGCTATTGAATTATCAAACTTAGATTTAACTGAAAAAGAAAGAATAGACATAATTGCTAAATATGCAAAGCAAGAACAGGATATTGATAAAGATATTACTGAAACTAAAAGAGCAGAGACTGAAGCTAGAATTGAATTGCAATTTGCAGTTACTAATGCTGCAGGTGCAGCAGGTAGATTATTACAAAGTATTGCAAGTGAAAATAAAACATTAGCTATTACAGGAATTATACTTGAACAAGCAGCTGCAATTGCATCTATAGCAATTAATGCCAAAAAGAACTTTGTAAAAGATGGTGGTATAAAATCACCTTTAGCATATGCAAATTTAGCAGCAGCAGGTATTGCAGCAGCATCTGCAGTAGTAGCTGCAAAGAAAGGTATTGCAGCAATTAATTCATCAAGTTTAAGTGATAGTAGTGGGGTTGGAAGTACAGGTATGCCATCTATTTCAACACAAGCACCAATGTCACCAACTGCACCAACTGCACAGGTAACCCAATTAAATCAACAGACAATTAACGATATTGGGAATCAGGCAGTAAGGGCATATGTAGTTGAAAGTGATATTACTAGCAGTCAAGAAAGAATAACTGCAATAAGACAAAGAGCAAGATTTAGTTAATATTTAAAAAAAATATATTTATGAATATGGAATTACCTTTATATATGTTGGAAATATCTGATGATTTAAATGATGATGCAGAAGTGCAGTTCGTTTCATTAGTAGATAGACCTGCAATTCAAAAGAATTGGAATGCGTTTAAAAATGAACAGAAGTTTCAAATTATTAGTGAAGATAAGCGTATTATTAGTGGTTGCGCTATGTTGGCTGATACTCCTATCTTTAGAAGCGATGCTACTTTTGGGGATTACTATGTTGCTTTTTCTAAAGACACTATTACAAAGATTGTTCAGAAATACTTTAAAAAAGGCTATCAGAATAATGTTAACCTGATGCACGACCCTAACCAAATTGAAACAGGGGTTACAATGTTTGAAAGTTTCATTAGTGATAAAGCTAGGGGTATTGAACCAATGAAAGGTTTTGAAGATGCGCCTGATGGGAGTTGGTTCGTATCTATGCTAGTAGAAAATGATGAGGTATGGGATAAGGTCAAGCAGGGTATGGTTAATGGATTTTCTATTGAAGGGATATTTAACTATGCTCCTAAAGTAACTGAAGAAGAAGTTAAAATGCAAAGAATCAAAGACATATTAAGTCAGGTTGATTTTTAAGTGATAAATATTAATAATTATAAACATTTAAATAAAAAGAAAAATGAACACAAAAGAAGCATTATTGCAAATAAGAGCCTTATTTGAAAATATGCCACAAGTTGTTGAGCCTGTAGCTCCTGTTGCTGAAGTAGCACCTGAAGTTACAAAGGTAGAAATGGCTGAATATTCTTTAGTAGATGGAACTAAGGTTATGATATCTGCTTTAGAAATCGGTGGTATGGTTACATTAGAAGATGGTACTCCTGCTCCTGTAGGTGAGCATCAATTAATGGATGGTACATCTATTACAGTTGATGAATTAGGTGCTATCGTAGAAATTGAATCACCTAAGTCTGATGTTGTAGAAGAAGAACCTGTAGCACCTGCTGCACCTATTCCTCCTGCACAAGATACAACTGCAATGATTGCAGAATTAAAGGAAGATTACGAAAAGAAAAAAATGGAATTAGAAGCAAAAATTGCTGAATTAGAGAGCAAAGTAAAACAAGGGTTTGCACAAGTAGCTGAATTAGTAGAAGCACTTTCAAACACCCCAACTGCAGAGCCTACTCAAAAAGCAGCAAACGCATTTCAATCTTATGTAACTACTAATGATAGTAAGTACGAAAGAATTGAGAAATATAGAAACGCAATTTTAAACAAATAAATTTATAAACAATGGCATTTTCAGTAAGCACATTAGCGAACTATACTAAAGAGAACGAAGCATTATTGGTTACTTCTTCAGTATTAGGCGCAAAAACTGCAGCTTTAATTAAAAGCGCAGGTAACGTAATGGTTGGTGTAAAGTCTGCAGAGACAATCAACATTATGGACACAGATGCATTTTTCCAAGCAGGTGGTACTTGTGGTTGGAACGCATCAGGTACAACTTCTTTCACACAAAGAACTGTAACAGTAGGTAAAATCAAAGTACAAGAAGCATTATGTCCTAAGACATTAGAATCTAAGTATTTACAAAAGGCATTACCTACAGGTTCTCAATACGATTCAATTCCTTTTGAGCAAGAATTTTCTGACAAGAAAGCAAAGACTATTGCTTCTCAATTAGAAACTGCTATTTGGCAGGGTGATACTGCATCTGCAAACGGTAACTTAAACAAGTTTGATGGTTTAATCAAATTGATTGGTGCTGCTTCAGGTGTTGTTGATGCAAACGTATCAGGATTTATTTCAGGTGCGCCTTTAACAGCTATCAATGCTTCAAACGTAGTATCTTTGTTTGATGGTGTTTACAGAGCAATCCCTGCAAAAGTAGTTGCTGCTGATGATATGGTTATCGTATGTGGTATGGATACTTTCAGAACTTACACTATTGCATTGAAGAACGCAAATATGTTCAACTATGCATTTGATGGTAAGGCTGATTCTGAATTTGTACTTCCTGGCACTTCAATTAAAGTTGTAGCTTTACAAGGTCTTAATGGAACTAACGATGTTTACGCAATGCGTTTAAGCAATTTGTTCTTAGGTACAGACTTATTGAACGAAGAAGAAAAATTTGAAATCTTCTTTGCTAAAGAAGCTGATGAAGTAAGATTTGCTGCAGAATTCAAAATGGGTGTGAACGTTGCATTCCCTGATGAAATCGTAAAGGTAACTATCTAATTATAAAGGGGAGTTGAAATATACTCCCCATTTTTTAAAACAATAAAATAATATAATATGCCGTGCGCATTAACACAAGGATATACCTTAGATTGCCGTGATTCACTAGGTGGTATTACGGAAGTTTATTTTATTGCAAGTTCAGATGTAACTTCTACTACCGAAGCTAGTGGTGTAATTACTGCTTTAACAAAGGCGGTAGGTAAAAGATTCTATAAATACGAGTTAACAAAAGGGACATCTATGTTCACAGAGAATGTAGCATCAAATGTTCAAAATGGTACTTTGTTTTTCACACCTGAATTAACAATAATTTTAAATAAGCTACAAGCTAATACAAGAAACGAAATCTTGTTATTGGCTCAAAATAGACTTGTAGCAGTTGCAAAAGATAACAATGGCAAGTATTGGTATTTAGGCAAAACAAGAGCATTAGATTTGACTGCAGGTAATGCTGCATCAGGTACTGCTGAAGGTGATAGAAGTGGTTACACTTTGACTTTTACAGGCGCAGAACCTGCATTAGCACCTGAAGTAAATAGCGCAGTCGCTTCTGCCCTTACAACTGCAGGATAAAGTTTGTAGTTTTTCATAGTTTAGTTCCCCTGCCTAGTTTTCTAGGTGGGGGTTTTTATTTTAAAATGATTGATAAATGACTAATATATGATTGATAAGTGTCAAAAAGTAAAGTTATTGACTTACTTTATTAGAACATAAGTCAAGTTTTACCTTTACTGATTCATTTTGTAAATATTTATATAATTGCTATTTATAATTGATGATACATTTAACTAAAGGCGAAACTAATACTATTGTTATGACATTAACTGAAAAGCAGTTATTGACTAACCCTAATTATTTATTTGTGTTCACGAATAGGAGTAGTAATAATGTCATTAAATTCGTAGTATTAAACGCAGCAGATACAAGTTTATATAAAGACAGATTTAATCAGTTTAGCATAGTTACAAATACTAAGTTTAAAAACGCATTAGAAGGTCAGTACACATACGAAATATATGAACAGGCTAGTACTACCAATTTAGATATTACAGGCTTAAATAAGCTAGAAACAGGGATTATGTGGCTTTCGGGTTCTACCTTGACATATAACCAATATACAACAACAGACACTTATACAATTAGACAATGATAGATTTAAGAGTATTAACATTCGCAGAAGCTAGACAACCTGAATTCAAAGAGAAGAAAGGTATAGATGGTGGATACATTAAATATGGCGAAAACAATGACTATCCTGAATATATAGTAGATTTATATAATAAGTCTTCTAAGCATAGTGCCATTATTAAAAGTAAGGTACATTATATTACAGGCAATGGTTGGTCAGGTCAGCCTGATGCACAGGCATTCATAGACAAAGCAAATAGAGTTGAATCTTTAAATGATTTAACTAGAAAAGTATCTTTAGATATTGAAATCTTTGGTGGTTCATTTTTAGAAGTCATTTGGGATTTATCAGGCAATCTTGCAGAAATTTGGCATTGTGATTACACAAAGATGCGCACAAATAAAGATAATACGCAGTATTGGTATAAAGAAGATTGGAAGGATAACAAGGTAAAGCCTGAAGTAATTGCTGCATTTAATCCTAAGCAACCAACAGGTAAGCAGATTTTATATGTTAAGGAATACAGACCTAACATTGGTATTTATGGATTGCCTTCATACTTTGCTGCATTAAACTATATTGAATCTGACATTGAGGTATCTAAGCATATTTTAGGAAATGCACAGACAGGGTTTTCTGCTAGTAAACTTATTACTTTACCAAATGGTGAGCCTAATGATGAAGAAAAACGCAATGTAGATAATAGAATTAGAAAAACCTATAGCGGTGCAGATGGCAAAAAGTATATGATTGCCTTTGTGAATGATATATCTAGAAAGCCTGTTATTGATGATTTAGGTACAAGTGATTTAACAAAAGAGGACTTTGGTAAGATAGATGAATTGATTCAGACTAATATTTTTAGTGGGCATCAGGTTACTACCCCTTCAATTATGGGTATTGCTGAAGCAGGTAAGTTAGGCACTAGAACAGAAATGCGTGATGGCTATGAAATATTTAAGAACACTTATGTGAATGCTAAACAAATGCATTTAGAAAGTATCTTTAATATGTTAGCTAAATTAAAAGGGGTAACAAGTGAAATTAAGATTATTCCTACAGAACCAATAGGTATTGAATTTAGTGAGGCTACAATAGCTGCTAATGCGCCTAAAGAATGGATACTAGAAAAGATTGGTATTGATATGACTAAATATGCACCTGCTGCAGATGTTAACGCACCTGTACAGGAATTGTCAGTTAATGAGCATATCAAAGGTTTAAAAGGTCGTGAATGGCAGAATATGCAGCGCATCATTCGTGAATTTTCTAAAGGTAAAATAAACAGAGAACAAGCTACTGCAATGCTTAAAACAGGATATGCTTTAAGTGATGAAGAAGTGAATCTATGGTTAGGTGCAGAATTAGATGCTGAATTTGCAGCGCAAGACTTTAGTGTATTTTATGAGTTTGGAGAAAGTCAAGATGCGTACAATATTTGGAAATCTAAAAAGCGTTTTAGCGAAGAATCAGACTTTCATATGTTCGCAGATGTGAATCAATTAGAATCTGACATTCTAGACCAAATTGCAAAGCAAAAGGATATTACACCTGAAGTATTAGCAGAGGTTTTAGATGAAAGCGTAGATACAATTAATACTATTTTAAGAGACCTAGAAGATAGAAAGATATTAAAGGTTAGCGAAGAAAAAATAGGGAAGGGAATAAATAGCAATATCATTATTTCTAGGGAGTTGGTGCAACCATTAAGCAAGACAGTTGGTAATGTAAAACCACAGACTACTGAAATTTTAGTAAGATATTCTTATGATTGGAAATCAGGATTTAATGATTCGGATTTATCAAATAGCAGACCATTTTGCAAAGAATTAATTAGAGCAAAAAAGCTATATAGTAGAAGCGACATAGAACAAATTTCAGCAAGATTAGGATACTCTGTATGGGATAGAGCAGGTGGTTGGTGGACAATGCCTAGCGGTGAACATAGTGAATCTTGCAGACACGAGTGGAAAACAAACATAGTTACAAGAAAAAAATAATAAGATGTCATTAAATACATTATTCATATCGGTACAGAGTATTAAAGATAGAACAGGTCTACACGCAAATGTAGATGAAAAATTAGTTTTACCTGAAATCAAGACTGCACAGGATATGTATATTTTACCTGCATTGGGTAGTACATTATATAACAGATTACAGGATGGAGTTAATAACTGCACCTTAAATATGGATGAACAAGGTTTATTAGATAACTATGTTACTGATTGCCTTATCTATTATGTTATGAGTGAATTGCCAATGGGGTTATCATATCAATTTTATAACAAAGGATTGCTTCGCAAAGGTGGGGATAATCAAGAAAATCCATCAATGCAGGATATGATTGATGTGGCAAATAGATACAGGACTAGAGCAGAATTTTACAAGCAAAGATTGATTAAATATTTAAGACAGAACAACACAATGTTCCCTGAATATTTAAACTTTACTAGTGGAATAGACACAATAGTTCCTGATTTAGAAGGTTACACAACATCACTTTATTTAGAAGATGATTGTGCTTGTTGGGATAAAAAACCTTTATCAGAAAAATATCAAGGTAAAATAGGTTGCTAATATGAGCAAAGAAGCAAATATTAAAAATCAAAATAAGCTAAAAGTTTATTTAGAAAAAACAAAAAAGAATGACATTAAATCAAATAGTAAAAACAATAACAACATTCGCAAACAATCACGAGCAAATTAAGTTCGTATATTTTGGGGATGTATGGGAAAGGTTAAGTAATGGTGAAGTTACTTATCCTGCTATGTTCTTTACTTTAACTGATGCTCAAATATTAGCTAAACAAATACAATATAATTTTTCTATCTATGTAATGGATAGAATGTTAATGGAAGAAACAAATGAAACAGAGGTATTAAGTGATATGACTTTAATAGGTCAGGATTTGGTTGCTGAATTAAGAGACCCTATTTATAATTGGATTGCTAGTGATAACATGACTGTTTCATTTTATACGGAATCAGACCCTGATTATTTAGCAGGTGTTAAAATAGACTTTTCATTAACATTATCTTCATTAAACGATACCTGTCAAATACCATAATATGCAAAGTAAAAAGATAAACGAATTAGGAACTAACCTTTCACCTTCAATTTATGATTTAACAGTAGTAGGTGATGCTGCAACAGGGCAATTAAAAAAGATTACATTAAATCAGATTGCAAGTTTATTTGGTTCTGTAGGTGGGGTATCTAGTGTTGCTATGACTGTACCAACAGGATTAACTGTAACAGGTTCACCTATTACAACAAGTGGTACATTGGCAGTTACTTTAACTGCAGGATATTCTATACCAACAACGGCTAAACAAGCAGATTGGGATACGGCATTTACAGATAAATACAAATGGGATGGTGGTGCTTCAGGATTAACTGCTTCTACAGGTAGGACAAGTTTAGGTGCAACAACTATAGGAAGTAACTTTTTTACATTAACTAATCCTAGCGCAGTAACTTTTTTAAGGGTTAATGCGGATAATAGTATTTCTGCTTTAGATGCTGCTACATTTAGAAGTGCCATTGGCGCAGGTACAAGTTCAACAACAGGAACAGTTACTTCAGTAGCTGCATTGACATTAGGTACTACAGGAACAGATGTTTCTTCATCAGTTGCTAATAGTACTACAACACCTGTAATTACTTTAAACATTCCAACTGCTAGTGCTACAAATCGTGGTGCTTTAAGCAGTGCGGATTGGACAACTTTTAACAATAAAGAATCTGCTATTGCAGCAGGTACAACTTCACAATATTGGAGAGGGGATAAATCGTGGCAGACATTAGATACTACTGCAGTAACAGAAGGTACAAATCTATATTATACTGATGCAAGGGTAAGAGCAGCAGTAAGTTTAACAACTACAGGTTCAAGTGGTTCTGCTACATATAGTTCATCAACAGGTGTATTTAATGTTCCTACATATACATTATCAGGGTTAGGTGGTCAAGCGCAATTAGATGGTACAGGATTTGTGAAGGCATCAGGCACTACAATAACTTATGATAATAATACTTACTTAACTACAAGTTCTGCATCAAGCACTTACCTATCGTTATCAGGTGGAACATTGACAGGTGCTTTAAATGGCACTTCAGCTTCATTTTCAGGTAATATAACTGTATCTTCAAATAATACTTCAGGTGGTGGGATTATATTATCTGATGATGGGGATATTGTTGATTTAAATGATGCTTATTGTTCAATGAGGTTTACTGCAGGTGTAAGAATATTTTCAGGTAATAGAACAGGTTCGCCTGTTATTACTTTGTCAAATACAGGTGTAATTAGTGCATCAAGTGCCACATTTACAGGTTCAGTAATTGATTATAATAGTTTCAATACTCAAACATCAAATTATACATTAGTATTATCTGATGCAAGTAAGATTATTGAAATGAACGTAGGTAGTGCTAATACAGTAACAATACCTAACAACTCAAGTGTGGCTTTCCCTATTGGAACTGAAATAACAGTATTACAATACGGAGGAGGTGTTACTTCAATAGCAGTTGCAGGTGGTGTATCAATAGTAAGTAAAGACAATGCAAACATAATTGCTAATAGATATTCAGGTGTAACCTTACTTAAAAGAGCAACTAATGAATGGTATTTAATTGGTAATATAGTAATATAATGAAATTGTTAAGACAAGGAATAATAATGTCTGCACAGGGCAGAACAACAACAGGGGTTGATATTAACAACTATACAACAACTGCTAACATTACAAACGTAACTGTTAATGGTGTTGCTATTACTGATGTAACCTTTCCTGTAACTGCAGGTAATAGTGCGAATGGAATAACAAATCAATTAGGAACTTATACAATAGTGGTAAGTTATAATAATGCTAGTGGTGATTATGTAAATGTAACAGATACTAAATTGAATGTAAATTGCGCTAATGTAGCAGGTTCAAGTAGGACTTTTGCAGGTCAAATAACTAATGGGTATTATCCAAGTATAATAATTGAAATGGGGGATGGTACTTGTCCATAATTAAAAAATAAAAATTAAAAAATATGTCTTGTTCATCAACAACTGCAGATTTAAGACCTGCACAATATAATGTCCAAATATGGAGAAACGATACTTGGGCGCAGGTATTTGCTATAACTGCAAATAATGTAGCAGTAAATCTATCAGGTAGTACGATTACTATTCAGGTAAGAAAGACTGCTAATGCTTCAGCTATTGATTTAACCCTATCAACTGCTGATAGTTCAATAACTATTGGTGGTGCTAGTAACAATCAAATTACTTTAAATAAGCAAGTAACTATTGCTGCAGGAAGCTATTTATATGATATGAACGTAGCTTTTCCTAGTGGCGAAGTGAAAACATATGTTTGGGGTACTTTTTTTGTTCAAGAAGATATAACTAAAATCTAATGGCAGATATTAACGTAACAGAGGAAATAATAGATATAAACGTAACTGAAGAAGTTATAACGATTGAAGCACCTACAGGTGCATATCCTTTTCCTAATGCGGTTTATTCTGTATTTGGAAGGGTAGGCGCAATAGTATCTGCTGAAGGCGATTATAATTTAACACAATTAGGTGATGTTACTTTAACAAGCCCTGCAAATGGTCAGGTGTTAAAGTACAATGGTACGCAATGGGTAAATAGTACGGATGCTGATACAGGCATAACTACTTTAAATACTTTAACGGCATTAAGTCAAACTTTTGCAACAGGCACAAGTGGTACTGATTTTAATATTATAAGTGCATCAAGTACACATACTTTTAATTTTCCTAATGCTTCGGCTACTAATAGAGGGTTATTATCAAGTGCAGATTGGTCAACTTTTAACAATAAGCAAAACGCTATTACCTTAACAACAACAGGTACAAGCGGAGCAGCAACCTTTGTTAGTGGTACTTTAAACATACCACAATATCAAGGGGTTTTAACTAACCCTGTAACAGGTACAGGTACTACAAACACTTTACCAAAGTTCACAGGTGCTTCTACAATAGGTAATTCAAATGTAAGTGATAGTGGTACTTTAATAACTTTAGGTTCTAATACTACAATATCAAATGGTGGATTACAAGTTGGTACAAATAGTTTAGGACTTAATACAGTCAGAGTTGGTAAAAATTTAACAGGTGGAACTGCTATTAATGCAATTTTAAATGACGGAGCAATTCAAAGTGATGTAACTTTAAATGTTTTTAATTATCGTTCAGGCTTAAGAACTGCTGCTGCTTCATTTACATTAACTTCTTTTACTCATTTTTTTGCAGACCAAACTTCAATAGGTGCAGGTTCATCAATTTCTATACAAGAAGGTTTTGTTGTAAATAGCAATATGACGGGTGCTACAAACAACTATGGGTTTAGAGGTTTAATCCCAAGTGGTGCAAATCGTTGGAACTTATATATGGATGGTACTGCTGCTAACTTTTTAAATGGTTCATTATTAATTGGCACTACTACAACAGGTACATATCAATTAGATGTTATGATATCAGGAACTGCAGGTATCATTGATGTAGCAAAATTTGGTGCTTTAGGTAATGGTGGTGCAGGTAGAGGTGTTGGTATAGTATTAGGAGCATCAGGTAGTAGTAGTACTGTTTCAGTAGCAAGATTAGTAGGTTATCAAGAGACTGCATCTGCAACTGCAAATAACGCTTCATTTGCTATTCAAGTAGCAAATTCAAGTGGTACATTGACTGAATATTTAAGAATTAATAACGTTGGTAGTGTTGGAATAGGCACTACATCTTTAGCAGGATTTAGTTTAAGAGTAGCAAAAAATATTACAGGAGCAACATCTGGTATAGGAATATCTCAAGGAGGTATTATTCAATCTGATGTTACATCTGGATGGGGATATTATAATAGTCTTTCAACGGCTGCAGCTACATTTACAATAGGAACATATAGACACTACTTTACCGAACAAGGCACATTAGGTGCAGGTTCAGTTATTACTATACAAACTGGATTTGAGGCTAGTTCAAGTTTAATTGGTGGTACTAATAATTATGGATTTAGGGGTGCTATTCCTGCAGGAACTAATAGATGGAATTTGTTTATGGATGGTACTGCTGCTAACTATTTGGCAGGAAACTTAGGTATTGGAACAACAGCAGTAGATACAAGTATATTTAGAGTATTAAAGAATTTAACATCAACTACACCAACTGCGGTTAGTGTAGGTGGAGAAATTCAATCAACAGGTACAGGTCAAAATAATTATATTAGTACAAATGCTACAACTGCAGCCGCATCATTTACTGCTGCTGCTATAAGGCATATCAATATACAACAAGGTACATTCGGTGCAGGTAGTACAGTTACTGACCAATATGGTGTAATTGTTGGAGCAAGTATGGTAGGTGCTACATCTAACTTTGGATTCTTTGGTGATATACCAAGCGGAACAAATAGATGGAACTTATTTATGAATGGTACTGCCAATAACTATATGGCAGGTTCATTGGGAATAGGTTCAACAAGTTTAGCAGGATATACTTTAAGAGCAAGTAAAAATATAACAGGCGGTACTACATCATACGGAATGACTATTGATGGTCAGATTCAATCAGATGTTACTACACAGGCTTGGATATTTCAATCAAACGTATCTACTGCTGCTGCAACTTTTAACATTGCAGGTGGTGTAAGACACTTCTTTGCAAGAGGTGTCACTATGGGTGCAGGTAGTACAATGGGGAATCAATTTGGATTCCACGCAGATTCTTCTTTAACAACAGGTTCATCTAACTTTGCATTTTATAGTGGATTAGCTGCAGGAACAAATAGATGGAATATCTATATGGATGGTAATGCTAACAACTATATGGCAGGTTCATTGGGTATAGGTACTACAACTGTTTCAAGTGTACATAGATTAAATTTAGGAGGTTCAATAACAGGTGCAGTCAATACTTTTGGGATTGGTAATGCTGGGACTATTGCATCTGATGTAACAAATTCTCATAGTACTTATTTATCAAGTCCTTCTACTGCAGCGGCTGCATTTACTTTAAGTACATTATTTCATTTTAGGTCTTTTCAAGGTACAATTGGAGCAGGTTCAATAATTACAAATCAATATGGTTTTTATGCAGAATCTAACTTAACAGGTGCTACTAATAACTACGGATTCTTTGGTAACATTCCAAGTGGCACTAACAGATGGAACTTATATATGGCAGGAACGGCATATAATCATTTAGCAGGTAGATTGGGAATAGGTCAAACATTTGCAACTTCAACAAATCTTGTTGTAAACTTACCAATAACAGGAAGTACAACTTCTAACGGTATTTTTCAATTTGGAACAGTTCAATCTGATTCTACTTCTGCTGCTTATGGATTTAGAAATCAATTAAATACCGCAGCTGCTGCATTTACATTAGCTACATATAGCCATTATTCTTCACAAGGAGGAGGTACAGTAGGAGCTGGTTCTACAATAACAAGTCAAATTGGGTTTTGGGCAGAGTCTACAATGGCTGCACAAGCTACAAACAACTACGGCTTTTATGGTAGTCTTGCATCTGCGACTAATACTTGGAACTTGTATATGGCAGGAACGGCTGCTAACTATATGGCAGGGAATCTTAGAATTGGCACTACTACAACAGATGGTACAAGTTTATTAGAAGTAGCAGGTAATGTTAATTTTAATGGCAGTGGCTCTAGAAGTGTAGCAATAACAAGAGATGGTGGAAGTACATTGTTATTACAAAGTTCTGTAACTGCAACAGGTTCATTTATATTTACATCAACCAATGGACCTTTAAATTTAGGTGCAAATAATACAAACAACTTTGTAACAATAACTACAAGTGGACAACTTGGAGTAAATTCTACAACCCCTAACGCTTCTGCAAGATTACAAATAGATTCAACTACTCAAGGTGTCCTTTTACCGAGAATGACTACAACGCAAAAGAACGCTATTAGTACACCTGCGGCAGGTCTTATGGTTTACGACACAACATTAAATCAAATGTCATATTACAATGGCACAACTTGGATAAACTTTTAAATAATATAAAATGACAAATTTTCAATGGGTAATCCCACAAGATTCAATGGTAACGGCTAAAAGCCTAGATGGCTTAACAGATGTAGTGGTAACAGTAAATGCATACAGAGAAATTTACGATGGTACAACATCAACACAGATTCCTGTTTGTATTGGCTTAACATCACCTGCAGAAGGCTTTATTCCTTATGACCAATTAACAAAAGATATTGTAGATGGTTGGTTAGATGCAGGAACAGACAAAGAAGCAATAGATGCTGAATTAGCAGTTCAATTAGAAAATATAAAAAATCCTAAGGTACAAGTGCTACCTAATCCTTTTTAATCTTATATTTGTTAAAAATATATATTTATGTTACAATTAAGCGAAAAAGACTTGAACGAGCTTCAAGCATTTATCAACAAAATCCCAACTGAATTTGGGTTGCCATTGTTAAACTTCTTTGGTAAGTTAGCAGAAGACCAAAAGCCTAAAGATGAGGCTAAGGTTGTAGATTTAAAAGAAGACTAAAATGACACAAGATAGCAGTCAAGCATTAGTTAATACAGGCATCAGTTTAACTGCAGCTTCATTAACACTAACACAGGTACAACCATTTGTAACTTTGGTAGCAGGTTTGACTGCTATTATTTCAGGTGTCTTTGCAATTCGTTATTACTACAAAGCAAGTAAAAAATATGACTAAGAATTTATTGTTAATTGTATTATTGGCAGTAGTTATTCTATTATTATTTACTACTCCAAAATATAGTAAGGATACAATCACAATAAAAACTGATACTGTATTCAATGTTAAAACATTGATTAAATATAAAAAGGGGGATTCTATCCCATACAAGATAATACAGCTAGATTCTGTACAGATTCCTGTACACGATACAATACGCATAATTAACGAGTATGCGCAGGTTAAAGCGTATTCAGACACAATAAATCTAGATTCAAATACGTTCTATATTCAGGACACAATTACACAAAATAAAATAATAGGCAGGGGGTTTGAAGCTAAACTTCAAGAAAAAACTATATATATTACAAAGACATTAAAGCCTAAAACAGAATTCCTAATAGGAGGCGAAATAAGGAACTATAATAATGTTTTAGGTGCTAGTATAGGGGTAGGGTTAAAAGTACCAAATAAGGGACTTATAATCGTAAACTATGGCACACAGGGTTATTCATTAGGTTACTATAAAAAATTATTTTAAAATGGCATTACCTGTATCGTTTAAGGACTTTGCAAAAAATCCTGTAGTTGCAACTTTGTTTATTGTGCTATGTGGAATATCAGCTTTATATATTGATGTACGTTCTACATTTAAAGACCAAATAACAAGTCAAGGTGTTAAGGTAGAAAAACTAGATGAAAAGGTAGATATTATGCAGGTGGCATTAAGAAGATGCGATTCATCTTTGGCATCTGCAACTGCTAAATTAAGCACTTTAGAAAGTTTAGGTAAAATACAATCTATTAAATAATGAAATATTTGTTATTTATATTTTTAATGGGGTGTACGGCATCTGCTCAAAACCAAAGCGAGGACATAAGACAGGACATTGAGTTTCAAAAGTTAATGAATAAGGTAGCTGAAACAAATAATTTGTCTGTACAAGTACAAGCAAAAGCAAGTAAAAAAGAGGCGGAATTAGTTACAAAAACAGTTGCAACAATTATATCAATGAAGGGCGTAATTAAAGATTTAAAAACTGAATTAAATGAAGTTAAAAGCAAGTTGGATTCTGTTACTATTGATACAGGTAGCAAATTTGTCTTATTGCCAATATCCTATAACTAAAAAGATTGGGGAGGATACGGTTGTAATAATGACTTTAAAACAGGGCGAACAGATTAATAAAACTTTTAATAAGTATAATCAAGATTTAACTTTAACAAAGGATAGTTTAAAAATAAAGCAATTAAAGTATGACAGTTTATTCAATTCAATTTCTTTGGTCAAAGATTCTTTTTATAATTGGAAGTGGAAATATACAGAAAATAAAAGGATTTATGAAGCATATAATGTTAATCAAGCAAAGATTGAAAAGCTACATTCAGTAAGCAAATTAATATTAATAGGAATAATTATTTTACAATTTAGTCAATTATAATATGAAACAATTTTTTACAGAAGATAATGGTCGTTTAAGTATGAAAAGACTTTGTGGTTTACTATGTGTTATAGCATTATGTGTTACTATGTACCATAATAGCTTTAGTGAAGAACATACTGCTCCAAGTACAATACTTGTAGAATCAGTAGCTTTATTAGCATTCGGTTGTTTAGGCTTAACTTCAATAGAGAAAATCTTTAAGAAAAATGACTAATTACGAAAAAAAAATTTTACTCATATGTGCAATACTTTGGGTAGGGGTATTAATATATTTTACAATTAAAATGTTATAAAAATGAAAGACCAAAAAACTTTAGAACGAATCCAATTGCTACATCCTAAGTTAAGAGAAGAAGCATTAACTATGTATGATGAAATTGTTGCAGCTTTAACAGGCACGGCAGCTTGTCGCTTTGCTTATACCCTAAGAACATTTGCAGAACAAGATGCATTATTTGCTCAAGGTAGAACAAAGGCAGGTGCTATTGTTACTAAGGCTAAAGGCGGTCAGTCTTACCACAATTATGGATTAGCTATTGATATTGTTTTGTTAGTTGACAAAGATAATAATGGTACTTTTGAAACTGCAAGTTGGGATTTAAAGACTGACTTTGATGGCGATGGCAAGAGTGATTGGCAAGAGATTGTAGCTATTTTTAAAAGATATGGCTACGAGTGGGGTGGCGATTGGAAGTTTAATGATGCACCACATTTCCAAAAAACATTTGGTAAGTCAATTGCAGAATTACAAACATTACATAAAACAGGCAAAGTTGATAAGAATGGCTTTGTACTAATTTAAACTTATGCTAAAAACAAAACGCAGGAGACTATACTTTGATATTGAAGTAAGTGCAAACGTGGGTTTATTTTGGCAGTCAGGGTTTAAATTACAAATTGGAACAGAGAACATAATTAAAGAACGTGCAATTATTTGTATCTGTTATAAGTGGGAAGATGACAAAGATGTCTATTATCTGCAATGGGATAAAAACCAATGTGATAAAAAGTTACTTCAAGAATTTATAAGTGTAGCAAATGAAGCTGATGAATTAGTTGGACACAATGGCGATAAGTTTGACCTAGCTTGGATTCGCACAAGATGTTTACTGCATAAAATAGATATGTTTCCAACATATAATACAATAGATACTTTAAAAATAGCACGTTCTAAGTTCAGGTTTAATTCAAACAGGCTAGATTATATTGGAAAGTTTTTAGGCTTAGGTCAAAAAAATCATACTAACTTTGATTTATGGAAAGACATAATGCTAAAGAATTGTACTAAGTCTATGAACACAATGATTGATTATTGTATTCAGGATGTGGTTCTATTAGAGAAAGTTCACAAGGCATTAAATAACCATATACCTGCTAAGACCCATTACGGAGTTATATTTGGAGGTGATAGAGGTAGCTGCCCTGAATGTGGTAGTGATGAAGTTATAAAAAACAACAGAAGGGTTATGGCTTCAGGGTTAGTTAAGATACAAATGAAATGTAAAAATTGTGGTAAGCTACATTCTAAAACTGATAAATAATGAGCAGAATATTATATTCAATCATAGATGACCTTTTATCTAGAGAGGATAAAGGTATAAAGGAATATGGGACTACAATGGATAGGACTGATTTAACCGAACAGGATTGGTTGCAACACGCATACGAGGAAGCATTAGACTTAGCTATTTATCTTAAAAAAATTATAAAAACTAAACAGAATGAGGTATCCAAAAGGCTTTAGCAAATTGACATTATTACAACAAGAACAATGGTTAGTAAATAAATTACAAGAGGTTTACCAATTAGAAAACCAAATTAAATTAACACTAGGTAAAATAAGAGGTGGCGAAGTATTAATATTTAAAGATATTGATAGACCTGATTTAGCTTTAATGAAAGATGAAGATTAAAATTATATATAAGAAGCTAGGCAGAGAACAAGCACACGGCATTGCCGAAAGTGATGGTATTATATATATAGACCCTAGACTAAAGGGTAGAAAAAAAATGGAAATTTTAATACACGAAATTTTCCACCTGTTAAATCCTGAAGATACAGAGGAACAGGTCATAGAAAAAAGCATTACACTTACTAAAATGCTATGGGCATTAGGCTACCGACAGGTAGATAATAGCAAACATTTACCCCTACAGGATGGCAGCAAATAGCTAATATTTTAGCCTGTCCGGTTTTCTGTCCGGACAAAATATCGGACAATTTACCGTTCATCAGTCCCATTTACCGTTCATCAAATTTTTTAGAAATTTAGTACATAATATTTGGATAGTATGTAGATAAGTTGTAGTTTCGTTATGTCATTGATTGATTACCAAAAACAAAACAACTATGAAAAGTTACATTAAAAGAACTAACAAGAAAACAAATGAAGAATTGTACTTTATGGGTTATGTACCATTAGGTGCATTGGGTCAGGCAGAACATTGGATTCCTACACCACACGAAATTGAGTTATTAGAATCAAGTGATATATTCGTTAAATTAACTACTTCTACTGAAGGTAAATACAGATATCAATTAATATTAAAAACTTCATAATAACCAAAAATAAATATGAAAAATCTACTAGAAAAATTAAAACCTGAAGTTTTAAACGAAATTGAAAAATCTGCTGACAAATATCCATTAGCAGTTATGGAATTAAAACAAGAACTAGAAAAGCTATATTATGTAATTGATGTTAGATATGGGGATATCGTACAATTAGATACTTATTTTCTATGTGCTTTTAATAGATTACCAAATAATGGTTGGGAACATTTCATTAATTAAAAACAAACATATGCAAAAAGAACTACACTCCTACACAGAATTATGTGCCAAATACGGTACAGAAACTATTGATGCTTTAGATAGCTTCATCTATTGGCAAATGCAATACAAAGGCAGAGTTAATGTAAATAATACATTAGTATCTGTAGAAGATTATTTCAAATTCTATAACAAAAAGCCAACCTTATTTGCAGGGTATGATTATGAAGATGATGCTTTTACATTTGGACAATGGATGCAGCATCAGGCAGAAATAGAATATAATAAAATGGCAGAAATTGAGTAACTTTAAAAAAAACAAACAATGAACTTAGTAAAAATTCAAGCTGAATTAAAAGCACCAAAAGGACAATTCAATGCATTCGGTAAATATAAATACCGAAATGCAGAGGATATTATTGAAGCAGTAAAACCTATTTTAAATAAATATGATACTGCATTAGTTATAAGTGATGAAGTAGTACAGGTAGGTGATAGAACCTATATTAAAGCTACTGCAACATTACTTGATGGAACTGATGATAGTATTAGTGTTAGCGGTTGGGCTAGGGAAGAAGAAGTTAAGAAAGGTATGGATGCTGCACAGATTACAGGTAGCACATCTAGTTATGCTAGGAAGTATGCTTTAAATGGTTTATTTGCAATAGATGACACAAAGGATGCAGATGCTACAAATGAGCATAAGGATGAATTAGGTGAAGAAAAAAGATTGGAACTGATTGTACTACTAGAAAATACAATTTACGATAGTACAACCAAAGATTCAATAGCAAACAGGATAAGCCAATATACTACCTTAGAGCAGTATAACAAAGCATTAAAAAGTATTAAAGAAAATCAAATAAAATAATATGGAAAATCAATGGGGAATTAAAATTAGTAGAATAGCATTACCTGAACAAAAGCCATCTTTTAATCAATGGGTTAGGATGCTAAATGTATCTTCTAATTATAAAGATAATAGTAAGTTTTATCATTCTTTAAACACACAATACAATTTTTCTAAAATTAAAAACAAACAAAATGAGCCAACAAACACAGGTGCTTAATCACCTTAAAAAAGAACCATTAACCCCATTAGTGGCATTAAGAAAGTATGGGACATTAAGACTAGCAGCATTAGTATTTAACCTTAAAGATGAAGGGCATAATATTATTACCGAAAGAGTAAATGTAGGTACTAAGAAAAACCCTAAGTTTGTAGCAAAATATTCATTAATTAAAAACACAAAGTAATGTCAGAAGAAAAAAAGAAGTATGGTGCTTGGAAAAAAGAAACAACTAAAGGTATTGTAATTAACTTTACAATAGAAGGCAAAAGATATTCAATGTGGGAAAACAAATATAAAGATAAAAATTCCCATCCTGATTATCAGATTTATGAAGATACTTATGTAATGAAAAGTGAAAACAAAGATTTAGAATTTTAATTATGACAAACAAAGAAGAAATATACGCAGCATATGTGATGCAAAAAGATAGCTTTAACTACCTACAAAATCTTTTAATTAAAGAAGGAGTTATTTTAGATGATGTTAGAATACCTGTTACTGATAAAACTATTAAGCCTGAAAAGATTGTTCAGTTAGTTGAAGAAGTATTTAGTACAGATATCAAAGCAAACAATAGAAAACAAAAAACAGTCTTTGGCAGACAGGCAGCAGCTTATATGTTGCGTATGTACACAAGGTTGAGTTTATCAGAAATTACATCATATATTGGTGTAAAAGACCATACTACAGTATTATATTCTATAACTAAATGCAGGGATATTATGGCTACTGAATATTGGTTTAAAGAAAAAATAGAACAACTTTGTGAAGAAATGGATAAATATGCTTTATATTTGTCTACAAAATAATCAAGAACTAAGTCGCATTTAGTTTATAAACAATATTGGGGGGATGATGAACTGCTAATGCGACTAGCAGGGAATCTGAACCCCATTTTTATTTTATGTCAAAAGACCCTGCATTTTTATTCTACCCTAATGATTACATAGGGGGAACTATGGGTATGACCTTTGAAGAAAAAGGTGCATATATGGAACTGCTAATGTTACAATTTAATAGAGGTCATATGACCACACATATGATAGGTCAAACAGTAGGTCAAATTTGGGTCAAGATACAGGACAAATTCGTAAAAGATGCTGATGGTCTATGGTATAATGAAAGGTTAGATATGGAAAAAGAACGTAGAAAAACTTTCACGGAATCTAGGCGCAACAATGTTTTAGGTAAAAATCAACATACTAAAAACAAAGAAAAAGAAGTAGGTCATATGACCAAACATATGACAGGTCATATGGAAAATGTAAATATAAATGTAAATACTAAAGATTTATTTATAAATAATATAAAAGAGTATCAAGAAATTTTAGGTGATTCATTTACAGAATTTGTTGACTATTGGTGCGAACCAAATAAAAATGGTAAATTGCGTTATGAGTTAGAAAAATTCTTTGATGTAAAAAGAAGAATTAATACTTGGACTAAAAACAAACTAAGATATGGAAATTCAAAAACACTTAACCCAACTGCCACAAGCAGGGAACGAATGGATGCCCTTGCAAAGTGGGTTCATAGTTGATAATGAAATAGCTGAAGCATTCAAAGGGAACAAATTAAATCTAGTTTCACCCATTACCCTGAAAGAAAATTTAGCTTACATCTTCACATTATTAGGATTTACTAAATATCCTGATACACAGGAAATGGTTGTGATTGAAGATTTCATTAGAACTAGCTACCCATTGTTCACAGTTGAAGAATTTAGATTAGCATTCAAAATGGCAGTACAGGGTAAATTAGATTGTAGTACAGAACACTATGAAAAGTTTAGTCCTAAGTTTATTGGTCAGGTTATGTCAGCCTATACAAAAAAAGCAGTACAAGTAAGAAAAATGATAAAACCTATTATAAAAGAAATTGAGCCGCCGAAATTATCAGATGATGATATTGTATCATTTACGCAGAAAGAATGGCTAGAATCGCCTAAAAATGACTTTAACAGGGTATTTAATGCTAATAAGGTATTTGCAATATTACTAAAGCAGGGCAAATTAAAATTTGAGGAACACGAAATGTTACAAATTATCAGGATGGTTAGAGAAGATAACCTAATGAAAATGAATAAATTAGTTGGATTAGATGCAAAAGAGTTTAGTAAAAAACTAAAAGATGATGATTTTATTGATACACAATGTAAAAAATTAGCACTTGTCAAATACTTTGAGGGTCTTTCAGGTTAAGTACACTTACTGTGGTAGTGTAAAATATTGCTACACAATTAACTTTTTTGACTGTTTTCCAACTAGGCAGGATGCCATTGATGGCACTAATAGACTTAAATTTAAAAAACAATTTTATGATTTACTATGGACATATCGGCTAACGACCTAACTAAATGGGCAAAGAAAAATTTAGAATATATTGGATATAGACTTAACAGAGTAAACAATATACCATACGGAAAACGTAAAGGAACTATCCAAAAAGGATGGGCAGACCTGCAAGGTTATACATCTGAAGGAAGATATGTTGCAGTAGAAGTTAAAAAAATAGGAGACAAATTAAGTCTTGAACAAAAAGAAAGATTAGAAGATATTCATAATTGTCAGGGATTAGTATATATTTGTACTGAAAAAGATAATCAGCCTGTACTAATTGAATGGACAAAAATAAAATTATAGAGCAATATTGGCTTAATGATGAAGTCAATCAGGCATTTGCAAA